GTGGAGCGCAGGAACTTCCTCTCCGCCGCCACTGGAACCGTCGTTGCCGCTGTCGCGTCCGTCGACTCGCGACCATCCATCGTCGGCACCTCCGACGTGATCAGACTCCGCTCTGGCCTGGACGCCCTGATGGCCCTGGACGCGTCCAGAGGAGGTCACGAGGCCCTGGAGCGCGCGGCCCTCGCGGGAGCGGACGAGGCCCTCGACAAGGTCCGGCAGGCCGCCTCTCAGCGCATCCGGCAGCGGCTGTACTCCGTGGCCGCCAACTACACGGCGACGGCCGCATGGGCCGCCATCGACGGCCGTCAGCTCGACCGTGCCCAGGCCCGACTGGACCGCGCCCTGTACCTTGCCGGGATGGCCAAGGACCCCATCGCCGAGCTGAGGGTCTGGAACTCCTACGCGATGCTCGCCCACCACCGGGACAGCTTCACCGACGCCGTGGATGCCGGGTACGCCGCTCAGGCCACGGGCATCGCCCGGCGGGATCCCTTCTACGGCTCTCTCGCGCACGCTCGTACGGCAGTTGGCCACGCAACACTGGGGGACCGCCAGGCGGCCATCAGGTCCCTCGGGTACGCCGAGGAGGCGCTGAGCAAGGCGGGACAGGACGAGACCCGGCCGAGCTGGATCAGCTTCTACGGGGCGGCCGAGCTGATGGCCATGACGGCCATCGCCCGGGACCGGATGGGGGACTCCGCCGAGGCCGAGGCCGCCTCCCACAAGGCGCTCGGCAGCATCCCGGCGCACTTCAAGCGGAACCGCGCCCTGGCCACCGCCCGCCTCGCCCTCTGCCAGGTCCATCAGCGGGACATCGGCCAGGCGACCGCCACGGCCTCCGAGGTCTTTTCGCTGATGTCCGGCCACCCGATCCCCGGCCGGATGCGTTCTCTCCTCGGCGACTTCTATCGGGACTTGATCACCCTTGCGCCGGACGCCCCGGTCGCACGAGAGTGGATCGACCGCCACCGATCCGAATGGAGCCGACCCTGATGGCCGACCTGGACCTCCGCTTCTTCACCCGCGAGGACCTGCCGAAGATCCGGCAAACGATCATCGACATCCACAGGGACGCCCAGGGCGGAACGCTCGACGAGTTTCGGAGCAAGTTCCCCTGGTACGTGGACCACTGGGGCTCCCGCGAGGGCTACTCCTGCGTGATGGCGTACGACGGGGACGAGGCCGTGGGCTTCGCCTACGGGGCTCCTGCGGTCGACGGCCGGGAGTGGTGGCGCGAGTACGTGGATCCCGCCCCGGAGAAGACGCTGACCTTCGCGTTCTCCGAGCTTGCCGTCCGCCAGGCGTACCGGAAGCAGGGGCTCGCCGATCAGCTCACCCGCGCTCTGTTGGAGAACCGCGGCGAGGACCTCGCCGTCCTCCTGGTGGACGTCTCCCACCCCAGGGTCCAGGCCCTGTACGAGGACTGGGGCTTCAAGAAGGTCGGCGAGCAGCGCTCTGCCCCGGACTCCCCGGTCTTCGCCGTCATGCTGGCGGAGTTGCCGCTCTCATCCTGATCCGGTCGGCTCGTCGCCGTCGTCCTCCAGGGCTGCTCGCGCGGTCCTGGTGAACAGTTCCACCGCCTGTTCGACGTTGGAGATGGCGGTGAACGCCCGGAGGTGCATGATCTCGTTTCTCAGCTGTCCCACGGCAACGACGAGGCCGCTCGCAGATACGGCGACAGATGCAGGCCCGACGACTGACACAGAGGCGCGACGCTTGCGTACGGTGACATACAGGGCGTCGATGCGCTCCGCCATGTCCTCCATGGATGCCGAGGAGCGGAGCAGGTCGAGAACTTCTTGGGCCGCATCGAGCAGGTCGGCGTATGCCCTGGAGCGTGGCTCTCGGCGCTCGCGAAGGCTGTCGAAGCGTCGCTGACGGGCTGCCTCCGACTCCTGGTGCGTCAGTTGAAGGCGCGCTTGTCGAAGACCGAACATGCTCGTCCCGATAGCCGTCAGACCTGCGAGGCCACCACCAATGGCGGCACCAACGACGGCCGCAACTCCTGCATCCACAGGGGGATTCTGCCCCAGAACGCAAAGAAACCCCCGACCTCCGCGAGGGAGATCGGGGGCTCAACGACACCGTCAAGGACTCCCCGCCAGAGGAGGTCCTAAGGTGCTTCGATTCTACGCCTTCGGAACGTGCAGCGCGTCCCAACTCGCCTTGCCAGGAGGCCAGGTGGCCGCCGGGCCGGTGAAGCCGCATCGCGTTTGCCACGCCTCGTAGGAGGCGACGTCGCCGGAGCCGATGGTGTTCTTGTTCGCCGAGGACTTGTACCGGTTGCAGCCCACAGCCACGAGGCGGTCGTGCATGCGGCCCACGATGGGGCTCGTACGGCCCATCGAGAACCACGAGGCCCCGGGGAAGGGCTGGTACGTCTTCGCCCCGGAGGAGCCCGTGGAGGGCTTGGTGACCACAGGGAAGTCGGGCCAGAAGCCCGGGTCCGTGTGGTCGTTCTCGGGGACCTGAGCGTGGGCGAACCAGCCGCTCCTGATGCGCCAGATCCGCTCGTCACGCTTCGGGACGAAGCCGTCGGGCTTCCCCATCGGCCAGGAGTCCGCGACGCCCCAGGAGGCCACCCAGCCGTGCAGCTCGTCCCAGCCCTTGCACGGGGTATCGGTGAGCTTCTCGTACGTCTTCCCGCCCACCCGGCACCAGGGGAAGAAGAGCGCTTCGACCTGGATGACGACTGAGCCGGCCCGGTTGGTCCGGGTGCCTCCTGTCAGGTCCCTCAGCGACAGAGAGCGGGAGTTCGCGGGGAAGAACTGGACGACCTTGCCCGTGAACGGGTCCCAAAGGATGTGGGGAGCGACCTGGCGCCCGGAGGCGTTCGAGCCGAAGTACGTCCGCAGGTTGGCGTACGGGACGAGGTCCTGGGGCTTGGCCTTGGTGGCGTTGCGGTCCCACGTGATGTGGGCCACCGCCTTCGCCGTACCGCCGTCCATCGGGGCGGTGTTGCCGATCGAGAGTCTCTCGGCGCCGGGCATCCAGAGGTCGGACACGGTGGCCTCCATGGGTGTGCGTGGGCATGAAGAAGCCCCCTCCGGTGCCGTGAGGCGTTACCCGGAGAGGGCTGTCAGAGGGAGCGGCTCAGGAGGCCGTGGGCGGGTCCTCGGGATGGCCCCGGAGGTACCGCAGGTAGGAGAAGAACCGGACCAGCAGGAGGCCCGTGGTGGCCGCCAGGAGCCCGAGGGAGAGCACGACGTCCCACCAGGGTCCGACGGTGGAGGCACCGCGGATTCCCAGCAGCAGGAGCGACCGGGCGTAGATCAGGCCGATGATGACGACCCAGCCCGAGGAGTTCACCTCGGTGATCCGGAAGGGGTGCCGGGGGCGGTGCAGGACGAAGAACCCCACGGAGGCGGCCAGGCCGACGCCCAGCAGGACGTACAGGGTGAGGGCGTACACGGTGCCTCCTTCAGCCGTCGCTGAGCCGGCCGAGGACCACGCCCTCGATCCAGTCGCTGTACCGGTTCGCTCTGTTGTGGGCCCTGACCTCTTTCTCCACCCGTCGGCTCTCGGTGAGCTTGGCCTCGACCACGGGCGCGTGGGCCTGGGCCTGCTGGAGGGACTTCTCGGCGGCCCTCTTCGCGGTCTCCGCCTCGGGAGACACCTGCGGCTGTCGGGTGAAGGGCCACATCTCAGGCGCTCCTGGGAAGGTCGGGGTGGTGTCCGAGCCCCTGGAGCAACGCGGTCAGGGTCTTGCCCTGCTCGACGGCGACGTCCCCGCGCTCCTCGGCCTTGGCAAGCTGCTCGCGGGTGAGCTGGTGGGCATCGCGTTCCTTCTCGAACGCCTCGCGCCACTTGTCCCGGTCGGCCGTGCGGTCGCTCAGGACGTACTTCGGGACGATCACGCCGAGGACCATCATGACGACGACCACGCCGACGATGCCGTACTGGGCGAACTGGCCGATCATCTTGCCGATGTCGGGGCCGCCCGAGTCTTCGGCGGCGAATCTGAGCAGCTCAGGGAGCAGCAAGGGGACCTCCTAGCGGATGTGCGCAGGGAGGCCCGGCGCGGGTCGGGACATGCGAAAGCCCCGGCTAAGAAGCCGGGGCCTCAGACCTTGACGATCAGCCCAGATGGATTTCACCCAACGCAACCTCGACGGCAGGTTCCTCTGTGCTCCACGAGAGCGCGACGCTGGAAGGCAGGACGAAGACGTCGTCCTCGACGCCAGCAGCGGCGATCTCCTCCGAAGTGTTCAGGACCAGCGCACACAGGCGGCAGTGCAGACTTTCCGGCCGAAGTGACGGGGTCGCAGATGCCTCACGGAGAGGGTTCAGCTTCACCTGTGCGTCCGAGCCACAGGCCGGACAACGCACGATGGAGACCATCGCCAGAATCTGTTCCGAGCTTCGAATGCTGATAGTGCGGACGGCGTTCTCTCGCGTCTGAAGCGCCCTCTCCTTGACCTCGTCGGGCAACCCCTTGAACCGGTCTTCGAAGAGATGCCGGGCCTGCCGGATCCTGATCTGGACGTCCCGGTCGATCTCGCTCCGTTGTTTGTCGACGGCCATGTTCATCGCGCTCGTCCAACGGCCCCAAAAGCCCTGCTCGGGAAGGTTGATGTCCTTGAGCAGGGCCGCGACATTCTGGGCGAGCGCTGGAAGTAGAGCCTTCGCGTCATCGCCGCCAGATGTGTGCGCAGTGCCATTCCGGAGTTCGATCAACAGGTCAAGTTGGGCGTCAGCGGGAAGCAGCCCCAACGTACGCAGCCGCTTGATGCTGTCCTTGGCGCCGACCGTGCGGACCTTGTCCGCGTTCATGTCCAGGTGGCCGCCGAGGTACAGGAGCATGTCGGGGTTCCCGTTGCGCATCTCCAGGAGATACACGGGGTTCTTCGAGACCAGCACCGCCTTGGCGAGCCGCTCCACGGCGACACCGCCATGGAGGGCGAACTCGTCATACTCGCCGCGACCATGGTCGTCCATGGCTCTGTGCGCGGCCCGCTTGGCCCCTTCAAGAAAACTCTCGAAGGAGAGGGAATCGTCCATGTCAGGACGGTATCGGCACCTGTAGTGCAGGCGTGATCGAATTGAGAGACCCGGTTGTTCTGCTGACGCCTCAGCGTGACTCAAAGCTGTGGGAAAGGCCGCTTCACCTTGCTGAAGGGGTCGGCGAAGGCGTCGTACTCGCTGATCCTCTTCATGGCCAGAGGAGGCCAGGAGAACGTCTCCTGTAGAGGCCACAGAGTCTGCACGTAGGGGGAGAAGTCCCCGTGCCCAATTTCGTACCGCAGCCCCTTAGGGCCGGCGGCCACGAGCTGAAGCACCGCATAGCCGATCCGGATGGTGACCACGGTGACCCACCGCTCGAACTCCTGCCCGTCGTCCGTGCGGTCTCGGTTCCTGCTCGGCATCGAGCGGTGCTCGATGGGGCTCGGGCCGTTGAGATAGTTGGGCTGCATTCTGTAGGCGCAGAACACCTTCATCTCGTCGGCAGGTGCCTGATCCCGGTACAGGTCCGTGAAGAGTTCGGCAGGCACGAGGGGAGGCTCTTGCGCGTGAAAGACCTGGCACATCAGCGCAGTCTTGACGGTCCAAGTGGCCAACACTTGTTGCGCCTCCGGCGACAGCTCCGTGATCTCGCCCTTGATCATGGGGAGCAAGTACGGCTGCACTCGTCCTTCGAGGGCACTCATCCAGCCGCTGTTGCACGGCTCGCACACGGCCTTGACCTGTGTCGTCAGCAAGCGGCCAGAGTGTCGTCGCGGACCGCCGTGATCCGAGTGGGAGACCATGATGGCGCGCTCGGTGGGTGGGATCTCAGGGAACCCCTGAGCCAGCCAGCGGGGATAGACATGCTCATTGGTAACGGGCGTACCGCCGCAGAACACGCAGGAACGGGCCATGCGGTGACGATAGCCCTACCTGGGCGAGCAATGTCCAGAATTGTTGGAGCCCGGCCCGGGGCGAACAACACGCAGGAACTCCCCGAAGCCGGGGCCTTGTTCAGCTCGCAGCGACCCAGATCGACTGGCCGGCTGAGTTGCTGGACATCGTGATGCTGCTCAGCGTGGTCTGGCTGGTGCCCGCCGTCGCGTACCGCTGGGTGGCCGCCGACTGGTTGACCACGCCGAAGCCCGTGAAGGGCATGGCCGTCTTGTAGATCACCGGCGCGGCAGCGGCGTTGAAGAGCAGCGCCACCCAGTACGTCCCGGCCGCCACGGCCTGAGCCGCGCTCAGGGTCGCCGACTTGGGGGCGTTGCCGCTCGTGATCACGGCGTCCAGGCTCGCCGTCGACAGGATCGTCCCGGACGAGTTCACCAGGCCGATCCAGTTCTGGCCGGAGGTCGGCGTGGTGGCTGCCGTGCCGAGCAGGAACCACAACTTGCTGATGGTCACCGCCTGCCGGATGTAGACCGCCGACAGGTAGACCGTGCCCGGCGTGGGCGTCAGCGTGCTGAGGGCGAACGACGGGTCGTACGCCCAGCCGAGGAGGCCGTGGTCGCTCGGCACCGGTACGGGCGGGAACGAGGAGCTGGTGGCGCCTCCCAGCGTGAACGAACCGTCCACGACGAGGTTTCCGGCGATGCGAAAGCTCTTACTGGTCTTGAGCGATCCACCGCTGTACTTCAGGTCGATGTCCTTGAGGGTCATTACGCGCTCCTCACGAGTAGTAGCGGAGCACGTCGCCGACCGGGAGCACCTGGATGCCCCGGGACTCGATCGCGTCCAGCAGGGTGGACAGTCCGGTCTGACTGATCTGGCCAGAGTCGGCAGGCGTGCCCGTCACCACGCGGTGGAGGCACAGGATCAGCCAGGAGCCGCTGAGCTGGCACCGGTCGAGGAAACCACCGGCAGCCGTCAGGGAAGCCACCGTGATGCCGCCCAGGGCCGTTCCGTCGTTCACTCCGGTCTGCGTCCGGAGACGGTGCGGCATAGGCGGGGAGGCGTGCTCCGGGGCCTGGGTGATGCTGCGGCTCGCGGAGAAGTACCGGGCCGCGATGCTCTCCAGAGAGACGCCGTCGCTGGTGGCTTGGTACTCCCCACCGGGCCACGCGTACGTGTCACCGTGCAGGCTGTTCGATACCAGCCAAGACCGCATCCGGGCGAGGTCGGTGTCCGCCTGGGCAGCCGTCAGCGAGGTCATACGGTTGGCGTGACTGGCCGCCAGGTAGGCGTGGCCGCTCTGCTCCCAGCCGTTGTAGTCCTGGAGCTTCCGGATCTGCGCCAGCGTCATGTACGAGGCACTGGAGCCCACCAGCTCAGCGATGTGGTAGCACGTGCCGCGCCACCCCTTGGCGTCCATGAGGGGCCTGGCGTAGTCGTACACCGAGGAGTACGAGTCGTCGAAGGTCAGGGAGACGACGCCGTTCGGGAAGGTCGCGCTGGTCGAGTCGATGATCTCGATCGACTGCACCCGGTACGTGACCGCTCCGGCGCCGTCGTCGTACACAGCCACCTGCATGTCCGTAAAGCCCGCGGTGGTGGAGGGGACCTTCGTGGAGGACAGGGAGAAAGCACCCGACGCGGTGGTCACCTGGGACCAGCCGAACGTCAGCGTGACCCACTCGCCTGAGCTGACCCAGTTCTGTGTCGTCGATGTCGAGTGGACGTGAGTGTCCCACTGGAAGAAATTCGTGAAGCCCGACGTGCCGACGTAGAACGCGATGCGGTTCAGGTGCGTGGTGTCGTCGACCTTGATGACGAGGCGGATGGCCTTGTCGGTCAGGTCGAAGGAGGACATGGCCGACTTGCGGACCTGGGACTGAGCCGCGTTGGCCGCCGTGGTGACCCGGGCGGACTGGGTGCCCTTGACGAAGTCCGAGGTGTCGTTCGCGTTGTTGGAGGCAGAGCCCGTGCCGGAGCCGATAGTCCAGCCGTGTCCGGTCTGGAAGTTCGAGACGACCGTGCCGTTGACCCACATGGGCCGGCGGCCAGACGGGGCGATCTGGTCGACTCGGAATCCTCCGGCGGTCAACAGCCCGGACACCGCGAAGTCGGACGCGGTGCCACCGGCGTTGAGGTCGATGGCGCCTGTCACGGCGCCCCCGGCCACGTCGAGCTTGTTGGTCTCAAGGTCGGTGATCGACTCTCCGAGGTCCGTGGCCTGGAGACGTACGCGGCCACCGGCGAACCCGAAGTCCAGGTACAGCGCCGTCACGCCGTCCGGCCCGTAGAACGAGATCATCGAGTAGGTGTCGGAGGTGACCGAGGTGATCGGGGTGCCCGACAGGTCGGTGAGGTCGGTGATCTGGGTCCCGCCGGTGAGGGCGTCCCAGGCCGTACCGGTCGTGCCGGGCTCCAGGACCACAGAGGTGCCAGACTGCGACACGGTGACGTCGGCGGGGGAGCCACCGAAGAGATGACGGGCCATGGCCCCTCCTTCGTTCTGGGTGTGGGGTCAGGCCGCTTCGACGATGCCGCTGATGGTGAGCACGTCACCGTTGCGGATGTTGAAGGGGGTGTTGTTCTCGATGTTGGCGCTGTTGACCTGGCCGTAGGACGGGGTGCCGGTGGCCGAGGACGACATGCCCACGCGAATGCGCGCGATCTTGTTCGCGGCCTCGGACGGGAAGGAGAGACCGACACCAACGAACGACATGCCGTCATCGTTGGACGAGGCCTGGGAGTATGCGGCGGTGAACAGCTCACGGGTGGCGCCTTGGACTGCGAAAGGCAGCGTCACGCGCATCGGGCCGTCGATCCCGGCGGGGTTGCCCGTGGGACTCAGCTCGATCTTGATCCAGTAGACGTTGCCCGAGAGCCGCTTGTACCGGCCGATGTTCTTCGAGCCCGAGCCCCAGTTGATGACCGTGCCGCCCGTGTCCCACACCGGCGTGTACGTCTTCGCGGCGGGGGCCTCGGCCACCCCGAGGAGGTTCCAGCTCGTCCCGTCGCCCACGTACAGGTCCGTGCCGTTGTCGATGTGGATCTGGCCTCGCACCGGGGGACGGCGGTAGGCGGAGCTGCCGAAGACCGCAGGACGGCCTACGAACCAGCGGACGTCCGTGACTCCCGCCGGGGGCACGACAGACGCTCCAGCGGCCACCGTGACCCGCGCGAGGGGGATCTCCCAGGTGCCGTTGAGGGTCTGGGTCAGGGACGGGAAGCTCGTGCCGCCCGTCTTGTACTGCACCGTCGTGGTGTCCGCCGACGGGTCGCGGCGCAGGACGATCAGGTCGTTGCGGGCCGAGCCGCCACCGGAGTTGGTGGGGACGCTGACGTTCAGCGCTGCGCTGTTCGAGTAGTACGTCCCCTGGACCACGGCCTCCCCGGCCGCGAGCGAGACGGTGGAGGCGTTCGAGGCAGTGACCTTCAGGCCCGTGCCGTTCTCGCTGGTCTCGAAGACGCCGTCCACCTGCATCATCCGCATGTAGCTGGACCACTGGTCCTCGGTGCTGATGGGGGAGGACCCAAAGGGGAACGAGGACTGGCTCATATCGACCTCTCTGCGCTATTGCTGCTTGCGCGTCTCGACGCGCCGGAGCCGGGTGAAGATCCATCGGATGTACGCGAACTGCTTCGCGAAGGGGTTCCTGGTGTCTGTGGCGTCCGGGGTGCCGATGACGGCCTTGGCGGTGTATCCGCCCTGCGGGTCGAAGGTGATCGTGACCTCGCGGACCACCTCGGTGAGGAAGTCGTCGTTCACCTGACACGTGACCTTGTCGCCCACCGTGTAGTCCCTGCCGAACTGGAGGAGCGGCGTATCGATGGGCGTCATCGCGAGGTTGTGCTGAGCGGCCCCGGAGGTCAGCGCCTCCTGGGCGGCCTGGGTCACCTGGCTCGCCGCATCGACAGCCCCGGAGTCGACGTCGGTCTTGTCCACGAACTGCTCGATCCACGGGCCTGGGAAGTTCGGGTCCGCCTGGGTCACGACCGAGACCACGCGAGGACTCGACTCGCCACCGGCCACGACGATGGCCTTGGTGCAGGTCGGGGCCGTGACGGTGTACGAGACGTCGGTGAGGTTGCCGAGCTTGAAGGAGAACTTCGCGGTGTCCGTCAGGTCGGCCGGCTCGTAGACCTGGAACTGGAGGTTGCCGCTGACCTGCACGATCCGGAAGCCCAGCCCCGCCGTGTTGCCGATGTCCTGGAGGGTCGTCAGGAGGTTGTCGAACTGGTTGACCTGCTTGGTGACAGACGGCCCGTGGCCGCCGTCTGTGGCCAGCGTGAGGTTCGCGATCTTCCTGGCCGAATGGGCGCCGGGCCCGATGTTCAGGTTCACCAGGGTCCGCATGGCCGTCTCGGCCACGACTCCGGAGATCTTGTATACCGGATCGGTCTGGGAGCCTGCTGCGGCCGTCGGGTTGGGCCAGCAGGTCGTCCAGGCCAACAGAGTCATGTCGTCGACCCCGTTGATCGTGAGCGTGCCCTTACCGCCTTCGCCGGAGTCCCAGTTCGGCTCCCGGATCGGGCCGGACATCAGGACCGTCGAGCCCCGGCGGATCACCAGGCCGTTGCCCGGGACGAGCAGCGGGGCCTTCGGGGAGTCCGCCGAGATGTTCAGGACGAACGCCCCGACCGCGTTGAAACGCGGGATGACCGTCAGGGACGTGAAGTCGTCGACCACCCCGATGATGTCGAGGTTGTCGTCCCGCACCTGGACGGTGATGTCCGGCTGCTCGAAGGCCATCGCCACCCCCTACGCGGTCAGGAAGCGCGGCTGGTAGTCGAGCTGGACCACGGTGTCGCTGTCGGTGCCGACGAGGGCCAGGGAGACGTCGTTCTCGCCGGGCACCAGGCCCCACAGGTCCGAGTCCGTGGCGAGGTTCGGCCACCAGTTGTCCGTACCGTTCAGGACGGCCGTCTGGGCCCGCTCGCGGGTGTCGACGACCAGGACGTCCGAGGAACCGAGAGAGGCCGTCACGGAGAAGCTCAGGCCCGTCGTGGTGTTGGTGAAGACCGCCGACGTCATGGGCCCGTGGATCGTCCAGACCGGGAAGCTCGTGGCGTCCCCAGGGTTGTCGATCACCGTGTCTCCGAGGACCTGGGAGTCCCGGACCGCCAAGGGGAGGACCGGGAAGAAGTTGCCGGTGGCTCCGGCGCCGTACTCCAGGTGCACCGACTCGCCGAGCCAGTACGGGCTGGGGCAGGAGAAGGTCAGTCCGACGACCTGCCAGTGCAGGCCGGAGACGCTCTCCCCGAAGTCGCCCTCGGCGCCCGTGACGTAGTACGCCTCGATCGTGCGGAACGAACCGTCGGCCTCGGTCAGGGTCAACGTGCCCAGCCCCAGGTAGGGGTTGAGCGTCCGCAGGAAGGACCGCTTGCGGGCAGTGAAGACCGCGCGGCTGGTGTCGAAGAACGCGACCGGGAGGAAGACCTCCCGGGGCTGCGCCCGGAGCCCCCGCAGGGCGTTGCCGTCGATCTGCGGTGAGGCGTCCGTGTAGAAGTCGTACCCGGGCAGATCCAGGCCCCGGATGCCCGGCTGGAGGAGCCAGCCGTTCTCCCAGTCGGACAGGAACGTCGTGCGTCCCCTGGCGTCCGTCCAGGACAGGCTGGGCACCTCCAGCGGGTCGATCGGTGGCGGGTTGGTACCGCCGGGGAGAGTCCCGGAGGCGGGTACAAAAATCGGCATTGCTGCCCCTCCGGGTCCTGATCAGAGGGCGATCTGGGCGCCGTAGAGCGCGTTGACGTCGCTCATGAGGTCCAGGAACACCTTCTTGGTGGGCTTGTCCGACGGGTAGGCGTGGAAGTGGTTGTCACCGCTTCGCGCCTCGCTGGGAGCGCGGGTCATGGACCGCTGCGCCGTAGCCATCTGCTGGGAGATCCGCATGGACTCCTGGTGCGGATAGACCTGAGCCGGCCGTTTGAAGCGGACCAGCTCCGGGCCTTCCTCACCGACCCAGGCCCACTGGCCCAGGCTCGGGGATCCGCCCTTGGCGTAGCCGCCCGCCCGGTCATAGGCCCGGGAGAGCGAGCCGTAGGCGCCGAGCGCGTACTTCATGGAGGAGTACACGTTGGCCAGCGGGTCGACCGAGACGCCGTAGGAGAAGGGGCCGCGGTTGCGGTACTTCCCCGCGTACGAACGGAAGGTCGGACCGATGACCTGCATCAGACCGACCGACGGATGACCCGCGATCCAGTTGGAGTCCCACTTGTTGACGATCGTGGGATTGCCGCCGGACTCCTGCTGCATTCGCCGGAGCGTGCTGTTCAGGAGAGAGGCGGGCTGTCCCACTTCGGACAGGGCCTGGAGCACGACGGAGGTCCACTGCTTGACGCCCGCCGAGGGCTTGTAGCCCTTGATGGCCGCCGAGCTTCCGGCTCCCTCGTCCTCCTTGCCCCTGATGAAGTCCACGATCTTCGAGGCCAGCATCACCGGGACGTTGCCGACGAGGCGGGACCAGATCTGGTTCTTCGTATCGACCGTCAGGGCCTTGACGTCGAGGATCTGCCTGAGCGCCTTCTCGGCCAGGTCGGCAACGCCGCCCCGTGCCCAGTCGGCTCCCACCTTGAGGAGGTCGACGCTCAGCTTCGCCGAGTTCTTCAGGGAGTTCGCCACCGGGTTGTCGGTGAGGTCGTCCCAGATGCCGCCACCCCAGAACGCCCGGTGGGGGAGTCCTTGGCTGAGCAGCGACTGAACTCCGGCGATGCCGCCTGAACGGGCCGCCGCGTTGAGGGCGTTGATGCCCCCTCGGCCTACAGCCATGGTGACCTCGGGCCGCATGATGCTCTCGCCGCCGGAGAGGTCGAGGACGCCACCCGTCGGGGAGACGAACCGGTGGACGTCCCGGCCAGGCGTGTAGCCCGGCAGGATGCCGCCGCTCGCGAACCCCTTGGGGACGGTCATCGCCGGGAGCATCTTGATCCCGGGGAGCTTGGCCGCCGTGGTGTTCCAGACCTTGCGCAGACCGTTGTTGAAGACGGTCTCGATCAGGAACTTCACCGGGTTCTTCGCGACCTCGCGGAGCTTGCCCCAGGCCGTCCCGATGCCGGTGACGGCCTGCTTGAAGAGGCTGATCGTGGAGTCCTTGAAGTCGCGGACTCGACCCCCGACCGTCTTGGCCATTGAGGTCGTGGTGTCAGCGACTCCGGACCACAGGCCCTTCCAGCTCGTGGTCGCCCAGGACTTCGCGTTCCCGAACCTGGTGCTGACGTCCTTGGCGAAGCCGGAGACCCTGTTGCCCACCGTCTTGGCCGCACTGGTGGCACGGCCGATGGTGTCGGCCCAGAGGGCGTCCCACTTCTCCTTGGCCCACCGCTTGCCCTTGTCGAACCAGTCCCGGATCTTCCCGATCAGGCCCGGAAGGATCGCGCCGTTGCCAACGAGTCGGTCGTAGAGCCACTGGAACTTCTGGGCGCTCCACTCGGTGACGTGCTTGACCGCATCGATGAAGGGCTGGAGCTTCTTGCCCATGTCCTTCACGAAGTTGACCAGGCCCTGAATGGCCGGGAGGGCGTACTTCGTGATCGCCCAGACGGCCAGCCGGACCAGCAGGTCCGCGAGCTGAACGATCGGCGGCACCAGAGGCAGGATCGCCGGGAGCAGCGCCGTGAGGAGCTGGGTGCCGAGCAAGAGGATCTGAGGCAGCAGCGGCGCGATGGCGACCAGGAGGTCACCCAGCGACTTGCCGATGTCGACCAGCGGCGGGATGAGCTGAGGGAGTACCGGCAGCAGCTCGTCCAGGACCTTCATGAACTGGGCGGCATACTGCGTAGCCAGCTCGATCAGGACCTCTCCGAGCCCCTCCAGGATCGGCGTGAGGATCTTGCCCACCGCGTCGGCCAGGAGAGCGATCGTCGGCGAGAGCTTCTCGATCAGCTCGCCGATGACCTCGAAGACCGGGCCGAGCGGCTTGAGCGCGGTGGCCAGGAGCTGACCGATCACGACGATCAGCGGGGAGACGGCCACCAGGATCTTGCCGAGGACGTCGGCCACGATCACGAGGACCGGACCGAGGGCGTCGAGCACGGGCGTCAGGGCATCGCCCAGGGCCTTGACGAGGACCTCGACCGGAGGACCGAGCTTCTCCAGGATCTGGCCCACGAACTTCAAGGCCGTACCGAGGAGCGGAGCCACGGTCCGGGCCAGCGTGCCCATGACGCTGATGAGCGCCTTGAGCCCGCCCTGGACCTCGGGACTGGAGGTGATCTCCGAGATGGCCCCGGTGATCTCCTTCAGCATTCCGATGGTGCCGCCGCCGGTGTCGGCCCCGGCCATGAAGATGTCGCCGAGGATCGAGAAGACGTTCTTGCCGACGTCCATGAGGTCGCCGAGCAGGCTGACCGCTTGGTCGATGGCCTTCTCCATGGCGCCGGACTCGAAGGCCGCACCGAGCTTGTCGGTGACCTTCGTGATGGCGCCGCCGAGCCCCTCGGTGACCTTCTGGAAGGCGGGCTGGGCCGCCACGGCGATCTGGCCGAAGGCGGTGACGATCCGGCCTGGAGCCTTCTCCAGCGGCTTCAGGGACTCGGTGGCCCCGTCCAGGATCTTCTTGAGCATCCCGGTCTTGGCCAGGTTGTTCACGGCCGTCAGGGCGCCCTTGCCCATGCGGTTCAGGACGCCCGCGGTGCCCTCCAGGCCACCCCGGAGGATCGGGATGACCCGCGTGCCCACGTCCGTCAGCCGGCCGCCTATCCCTGCGAACAGACGGTCCTGGACGCCGAGCTGCATGGCGTCCCAGGAGGGCTTCAGGCCCTTGACCGCGTTGACGAACCCCTGGGCGTTCGGGCTGAGCTTGGAGAAGTTCTCCGAGAGCTTCGCCGTCTGGGCCGCAGAGGCCGCCTGAGCGTCCGCGAGAGATCTGGAGGCGTCAGCCACCGCGCGCTGGGCGTCGGCGACCTGACGGGCTCCTTCGGCCCTCGCCTTGGCCACTCCGGCCTCGGCGTCCTTGACCGCCTTGGTCTTGTCGGCGACGGCCTGGTTGGCCTGGGCGAGGCGGTCCTTGGCGGACTTGACCTGCTGCGTGCCCTCGACACCGGCCTTGTTGGCCCTCTTGGTGTCCTCTTCGAGCCGCTTGGTCTCGACCTGCTGTTCCTTGAGGCCCTGCTGGGCCTCCCGGACTCGAAGTCGGGCCTCCTCGCGGTCCAGCTCGCTGGCCTTCGGGTTGGCCAGGGTCTTGTTCAGGTCCTCCTGGGCCTCCTTGACCCGGAGGATCGCCTCCTCCTCATCGAGCTTGGCGCCCGAGAGCTGGAGGTTCATGTCCTCAAGGGCCCGGCGGCCGTCCTCGTACGCCTGGGTCAGGTCCTGCTGGGCCTGCTTGGCGTCCTTCTGAGCGGCGGTCAGGTCTCGCTGGGCATTGGCCACGGCCTCCTGGGCCTGAGCGACCTGCTCGGCTGCCTGCCTCTGAGCATCACCAACGGCCCGCTGAGCGTCTGCGAGCTGCCGCTGGGCCTGCTCGACCTGGCGGGCGCCGGAAGCGGCTCCAGAGGCCGCTGAGGCCCCCGTACCGAACGCCTCCTTGAAGGCGTCCCCGAGCCCGGCCGTGCCGAGCTTGATGGTCCCGATGACCGAGCCGAGAGTGGCGACAGCCGGGACCGCCAGGGCCGCCGCCGGAGCGATGGCCGCGACGACGTTGACGAGGGAGCCGACCAGGGGAGCGGCGGATCCGAGGAGCGCGACCTTGGAAGCCAGGCCCGCCACGGCTCCACCGGCGCCGGAGGCCACGCCCGTGATCCGGGAGATCAGGGACGAAGCCTGAGCGACCTGGGAGCTGTTGACGTTCGCGTTGATCGTCGTGCTGCGGTCGCGCGTGAGCAGGGCGAGCCGAGCCGCTGCGTCGGCGGTGTCCGCGTCGGCGGTGATGACGACCGTGCGGGTCCTGGTGAGGACGTCCAGGTCGGCCATGACGGCCCTGTAGGCGGACCGGTCGATGACGGGCCGGATGGTGACGTCCAGCGTTCCCTGGAGACCGCGAAGCTCGGAGTCGAGCCCGGCCCGCATGGCCTGGCCGTAACGCCGCCCGATCTCGCGGCCCTTGGAGACGGCGGACGCCTCGGCGACGTCCAGGGAGCGACGGAGCGCGTTGTCGATCCCCGAGAAGTCGAGCGACCGGGTGACGGACTGGGACAGCGTCCGTCCCAGGTTCCGGCCCAGCCGCTCGACCGACGGGGTCAGCGCTGCGTCTGCTCGGGAGGCGAAGTCCGAGACGTCGGGGACGATGGAGGCAACGACGGAACCGACGTTCGTGGCCATCGCGCCCCCTGTTCAGTTGTGGGCTGCTCGGCCGCCTGGGCCACGAGCCGGAGGTGTTCCTCGCGGGCCTGAGCAAGGCGCCGGGCGTGCTCGGTGTCCTGGGGAGCCCCGGGGCGCGTCGCCTCGAAGTACCGCCGCCTGGTGGTCGCCTGACGCGCCTTGCGGGCCTCGTCCTCGGCGATCTGCTCCAAGGACCTCAGGTCAGGCAGCGGCCAGGGGGAGACCTTGGGCGGCTTGCCCTCCAGGTGGGCCGCCCAGATGACCTGGATCATGTGCTGCATCAGGCTCAGGGAACTGGCCTGCATGTACTCCGCCTCGGTCCACCGGCGCCGGGTGTGGTCACCAGACAGAGCCGAGCGGGTCATCGAGTCGTACGGGAGGGCCTCGACGAACTCCCACAGCTCCAGCCACGTCATCGAGCCGGTACCGAACTCGTTGCGGTGGAACTCGTTCAGGGAGCGCCTGGGGAAGTACCGGGCGATGTCGGCCCTCAGCTCGGAGGGGTGCTCCTCGATCAGTTCGAGGAGCTGGAGGATTCCCCCTCCGAGAGTCCGTCCTCCAGGACCTCCTTGAAGATGTCCTCGAAGTCTCCGTAGGTCATCTGCTTGCGGAAGTCGTCGAAGAGATCCTCGTCGTCGCAGGCGTCGCGGAGAACCGTGATCATCGGCTCCAGGTCGCCGTCCTCGGCAGACTTCTGGAACGCGGCGGCACGCTTGACCTGGTCCATGGGCCACCAGGACCGGAGCAGGAACTTGATCACGCGTTCGTCGTCGATCTCAAGCTCGACGTACTTCGAGCCGGAAGCCTCCAGGCGCTGGGCGCGGAGAGTCTCCAGGTTGAGGCGCTTGCGATTGGGCTTGCTCATGGTCGTGCTCCTGCTTCTCGCGGGTCAGCGCGGGTCAAAGCACTGGCCGGAGAGCAGACCCGCGAAGGACTCTCCGGCCAGTGGTTGTGGATGGCGGGGACCACTCAGTGCATGGCCAGGCCCGCCCCAGGTCAGGACGGCAGGGAGACCAGGCCGAACTGACGCGTGATCGAGCTGCCACCGCTCGGGGCGGTCAGCGAGGAGAAGGTCAGATCGAATGCCTGGTTCGTGTCGGACTTGAACGTCCGGTCGCCCTTCGCGGTGACCTCGGCACGGGCGACGATGATGCGGGTCGGCTTGTCGTTGTCGACGACGTCCATGCCGATCGCGTAGTACATCGGCTCGTTCGACTGCGGCTCCTCGAACGCGAGGAACTGGGTGGAGCCGGTGCCCGAGGACGTCATGTCGGCCGCGTCCACGCCGTAGTACAGAGCCAGCGTCAGGTAGCTCGTCTGCATGAAGGTGACCTTGAACGTGGTCTGCCGGTCGGTGACCTGGGTCCGGACCGCGTTGTTGTACCCCCACGCCTTGAACTCCTGGCGGTTCTCGTTGAGGGACTCGGTCAGGCCGTCCTCGGAGACGTATCCGAGGTCAACCCAACCGGCACCCCACGAGGAGTACGGGTCGGTCGGGGCGGTGGTGCCGACGGGAGCCACGTAGAACGCGCCCTCGACGCCGACCCTCACCTGAGTGTCGTCAGCCATTGATCCTCCTGGTGGAGTTGACGCCGGTACGAAGACGGGCATGACGAGCCCCTCCGAACGGGCTTGGAGTGAAGCCTGGAGAGGCCCAGGCGGATCGCGGGTCAGGCAGGTCGGACGCGCAGCCCGGCCGTGTAACCGATGCGCGTGACGTTCGAGTTGGGCTCCTCGGGCCGGACAGCCGGCCCGGTCTCCTCCCAGGTGCGCAGCACGTAGCCGCCGTTCCTGGTGGTGCCCTGCATCTGCTCGACGGCGGCCCGGACTCGGGCCATCGCGTCGGTGGCCCCCACGCGGGAGGCGGCGTACACGTCGAGCGAGATGCGCGCGTCGTCGTGCAGTCGGCGGCCTTCGAGGGTCGAGGTGACCCGGGTACCGCCGATACGGGAGACCTGGACGAACGGGAGCGCCTCGGTGAAGGCGTCGCCCTCGGGCCGCACGGTGGCGGCCTCGTACGTCAGGACGTCCAGGATCTGGTTGACGACCATCTCCTCGGCGTCCGGGAAGACCAGGGCGGTCAGGGGAGTGGTCACCGCGGCCTCCTACTCGGCCAGGGTCTCCGGCGCCTCGGCCTTGCGCGTGCGCTTGGCGGGCTCGGGAGCGGTCTGTACGGGCTCGGCGACCTCGGGGAGGCGCCCGAATCTCAGGACGGGCTCAGCGCCCTCCAGGTGGCCGACACCGGCCCTCACGAGGTCCTTGACGGCCTCGTCCGGCACGTCCACGACGTCACCGGGCTGATGGCCTTGGTACGGGAAGGCGAGCTTGAGCTTGGCCATGATCAGCCCCTTGCTGCGTCGAGCGCGTTGGCGATGGTGTGGTGAGCGGGTTCATCCCGCGTGCCGAGGTCGATCACCGCCGCGTAGCTGACGTTCGAGACGATCAGGACCTCGCCGTCGGGGCCGTCCTCGGTATGGATGGAGTCGCGGTAACGGCCGGACTCCACAGGGGCGTTGCCCCTGGCGACGGCCACCACTCGGTCGGCCCGCTCGTGCAAGTCGGCCTGGACGAAGTCCTCGTGGACCAGTGCGGCGATGGCCGCGTGGTCCGGCTTGAAGGCGCCCATCAGCCGGTCACCTCCTTGAGCGTGACCCGCTTGTATGCGAGGACCGCCAACGGCCCGTAGCCGGTGTGGACTTCGGGCTTGCCGTCGACCTCGTACGTGACGCCGTCGACCTCGGCCCGGTCGTACTCCGTCACGGCCGCTGACGGGGGCAGGAAGCACGACAGGTACGTGATGACCTGGTCGCCCTGCTGGACCGTCTCCGAGGAGCTGATGGGCTCCATACGGCCTCTGTACGAGGTCCTGACAGGCGTCGACCAGTCGGTGATCTGGTTGTTCTGCCGGTCCCTCGTGGGCTCGGGCTTCGTCAGCACGGTGACCGTGTGCGTGGGGAGGAGCAGCACGGCTCACCCCCAGGTGTACGGGTACACCGGCCACAGGCCCTTGGTCTGGAGCAGGTCGAGCAGGTCCGGGGAGACCTGGGGAGTGCCGCTGCCGACGACCGAGATGGCCCGGACGATCTTCTGGTTGCCCAGCTCCATCTGGGAGACGTTGGCCATGGCCCCCGTCTCGTCCCCGAGGTCGGCGATGTACTGCGCCTGGATGCAGACGGCCTCCCGGAAGACCTCGATCAGGTCGGGGTCCGTGGGGAGGCCGTCAGAGTCCGTGGGGTAGATGGCGCCGATCAGGAGCCTGTCGAGCCGCCTGGACGCCTTCTCCAGGAGACGGGCCGCGTTGGCCGGAACGGGGTCCGGATCGAGGTAGTCCGTGAACTCCTCGACGGTGGCGTACGCCATGACGCCTCCTCCGGCTCAGAGCGACAGAGCGGCGACCGTCACCGAGGTCACGGAGCTGAAGTCGACGAACACGGTGTCCGTGCCGTCGGGCTGCTCGTAGTTGTCGTTGAACGGCCCGAAGAACTTGTCCGCACCGGCGGCCACCGTGGCGGTCGGGTTGGTGACGGACAGGCCCTCGATCGTCTTGCCGATCTTCAGCGTGACGGTGATCGAGGAGCCCGAGCCGTTCTTGACGTGGAGCACCTGCTTGCCGTTGGAGCGGAAGGAGACTCCCGCCGCGTCCGGCGCCCCGTAGGTCGGGGCCAGGCCCAGCGTGGCGAAGCGCTGGGCGGTGAGCGCGGTCCTGGCCATCAGGCGTTCTCCTCGGTGGTCTCAGCGCCGTGATAGCGCTCGATGAGAGCGGCCAGCGTGAGGCCCTCGGCCTCGTCGTGGTCCGCTCCCTGGTGGACGGCCCAGTCCACCCAGTCGGCCTTCGAGGACGCCTTGTTGGGCTTCTTCGGAGGCTCCTGGGTGCTGGCCGGCTCAGCGGCCTCGGGCTCGGTGTCGTCGATGCGGTGCCAGCCGTCAGCGCCCTGCTCGACCAGCGTCTCCAGGCGCTTCTCCTCGGGGCTGCCCGGTTCCGGCTGGACTCGCTCGGCCACGTGGTCGCCTGCTCCGCGCTGATAGAGCGCCATGGTCAGATCACCAGACCCGTCATGACGGCGTGCGCGCGCTCCAGCCCGTACTTCAGGCCGATCTCGCCGTAGAGCTGGCGCTCGTCGGAGGCACCGGTCTTGGCGAGCGGCTCGTCGAAGAACACGCCCTTGCCGGGGATGTTCAGGAAGACCGGCATCAGCTGCTCCAGCGACACCGCAGCGATGGTGTCCTGCGGCATGTGCCGGTCCATCATCACGTTGAGGGTGCCGAAGTCCGTCACGACGGTAGTGACGTTGACGCCGCCGACGTTCCGGCTGGTCTCCTGGTACTGGCCGTACTGGGAGGCCATCGCCTTGGTGATCGCCCGCTTCTGGATGCTGCCGCACAGCAGGGTGCCGGTGAACTGCTCGCTGATGCCGCCGTTGTCGTACGCGAGCTGGAGCAGGTCGTTGACGTGGTCGCTGGACAGAGCCGTCGACCACGGCTTGGTGAAGGCGATGCCGGACGCGGTGCCCAGGGTCAGGGCGGAGCCACCGTTGGTGGTGGACACCTTGAAGGTGTTCGCGTCGATCTGATCCACGTAGTACACGCGGCCGGGGACGATGTTCGTCGCGGCGCCGACAGCCGTGAACACGATCTTGTTGCCGTCGACCAGGCCGTGGCCGGTCGAGGTGATCGTGTCCGTCGCCGAGGTCGCGCCGGTCACGCTGGTGCCCTTCGCGATCCGGTTCGTGGTGATCGCCTGGAGCAGGCCGCGGGTCTGCCGCGCGGTCGCGTTGGTGGTCGGGTTGACGTACGAGCCGTTGATGAACGACCAGTTGACGTCGAGCGCGATCGACTTGAGGGCCTGCGTGGTCTGCCAGTCCAGCTCGTTGGTGACGGCGTTGGACCCGTTCACGCCGTTGAAGGGCGCGGACTGCGGGGTCGCCATCTGCCCCACGGCGGCCTGCTTGGTGTACGAGACGCTGACCTTCTCCTGGTGGATCTGGCACAGGTTCCGCACGTTCCCGCGCGCCCGCTCCTCGGCGGTCGGGGCGGTAGCGCCCTCCACCTTGGTGCGCTGCGCCGGGTCACGCAGGTCGTACGTGGACCACTCGAACTCGGTCGAGGTCGTCTGACCGCCGCCGGTGAGTCCGCCGATGGCCGACAGCAGCGGGGTGTCGTCGGGCGTGATCGCGAAGAGTTCGCCCGCGTAGTTGGGCAGGTTGAAAGTGGTGCCCATTCCGGTGATGCCGGCCATGGTGCCTCCTTAGATCATGTGGTCTGTGCGGCCCTGAGCCGCTTGAGTCGGACGACGGTCGCGAAGTCGCGCTTCTTCTGCGCGTCCTCGATCTGCTTGTCGAGGGAGGCCGCCTGGTCGCCGGAGCCGCCTCCGCCGCCCAAGTCCCCGCCGGAGCGCCCGGCGCCCTTGGGGGCGAGCTTGGAGAGCTTCTTCACGGCGGCCGTGATGGCATCGGCGTCGACCTTGCCGTCCTTGTCGACGAACCGTGCGGTGTCGATCAGTTCGGCTGCCTCACCCAGGTCGACACCGGCCTTGCTGGCGACGGCTTCGAAGCGGGCGGCGGCGAGTTCCTTGCCGTGCTCGATGGCGGCAGCCGTACGGCCCCGCTTCTCGGCCTCGGAGACGGCCTTCTCTTGGTCGGTCATCTGCGACGCCTTGAGTGCGGCCAGTTCGTCGACCGCGTCCTTGTTGTCCTTGGCGCGCTTTTCCCACTGGCGGGCGAGGGCCTTCCAGTCGGGCTCAGTGCCCGATCCGGTGCCGCTCTGGCCTCCAGCGGCGCCCTGCTGGCCAGAGCCCTGACCACCGGTGTCTTCGGACGCGCCACCGTCTCCGGTGCCGCCCTGGCCGCCCTCACCGGTGCTAGTACCGGATCCGGAGCTGCCTTCGCCCTCGCCACTGCCACCAGCGATGGCGTAGATCGGCGAGCCGTCACGGCGCCTGCCGAGGACCGTTCCCGCCGTGTGGGTCGCGAGCGGGTGCTTGAAAGGGACCTGCATGTTGATCTCCCGTGCGGGATTGTCCGGCGGTCGCCGTGCGGCGGATGCCGGGGGTCTGGGGGCGGCCACGCCTACGGGCCGGAACACGAGATTCCGCCGTATTGTCAGGGCATGTCCGTCTCAGTGGTGCTGAGCACCAACAAAGTGATCGAGTACGAGAACAGCCAGGAGGATGGGCGGTTCTGGTACCAAGTGCACGCCAGCGGCGCCCTGTATGTGTGGGTCACCAAAGGGGGTGACGCCGACAAGGCGGAGATTGTCTGGGGCCCATCTGCATGGCGGAGCGTGACAGGCGATTCCAGCAAGATTCGCTAACGGGGTCATCTGCTCGTACGCGGGCAGCCCGGTGACCTCAGTTGCCAGGTCCTTCGCCATCGCCAGGGGAACCGGCATCCGGCGCATTCTTCTCGGGCCCGGCTGGGACTGGATCGGCAACCGCGCCGCGACTGGCCTCGTCGAGGATCGCGTCAACCTCCTGGCGCACCCGGATGTCGTCCCACTCGGGGTGCAGCATCCGTATGAGCGTCTCCCGGGACGCCGCCTCTGCCCTGTTCAGCAACTCGGCGGTCGTGGCCAGCTCGGTCGGGCCCTCACTGATGCCGTCCTGAAGCTCCACCTGCGGCTGCTCCAGGTCGAGCCCGGAGACGCGGAACCGGAACCCGGCCAGTACCGCCAGATACGCGCTGGTGATGTCCGCGATGCCCGGGATCCAGTACAGGCCCTTCCGGCCTGCGGTGCCCAGGGAGCGGCGGTTGCGCGCCTTCACCTCGGTTGCGGTGACGGGCTGCCCGTCGGACTCACCGAACGATCCTGCGGAGTATCCGGCCTGTCGGACGGCCTGCTCCATCAGGGCCTGGCACGTGTCGCGGTGCTCGGCGACCCGGATCTCGAACTGGATGACCTCGATCGGAGTGGTGGTCTGCGCGAGCATGTTCAGCCCGGTGTATACGCGGCGTTCCTCGTTCCACGCAGCACCCTGACCGGGGCCGAAGGTCTCCAGCATCGACTGGGGGACGACGATGCGGCCCTTGCCGTTCTGGATGTCTCGCATCCACGAGCTGTACGTCTCGTCGAGGGCGTCCATGAGGCCCTCGATGCCCTGGAAGTCGCTCTGTCCCCAGTACGCGGCGCTGGGGATGTGCCTCCAGGCGCGAGCAGGGCGCACGTTGGGCACGTACGCGGCGGTGAGGTGATCGGGGGCGCCCGTGTCGAGTCCGCCCTCCGCGTCGACCTCAGCGGCGAGCGGGGCCGTCTGGGGATGGTCCCCGAGGGGCCGTACGGCGCCGAGACTCGTCGTGGAGCCCTCGTACAGGCCGTGATAGATCCGGCCCTTCTCGTGACGCTCCAGGTGCCGGAACACCCGGTTGTCGCTGCGGCCTTCGGTCTCCAGGACAGTCCAGAAGGTGACGGCGACGAGCCTGCCGTACCGGAACTCGGGGACGGCACGGTCGGCCGCCACGGTGTCGATCCAGGGGCGGTCGGATGCGGCGTCGTCCCAGACGACCCGGAGGTACGCGCCACCGAGCGCGGCACAGATCTCTCCGGCCTCCAGGAGCGTGGGCTGGAGACCGTCCTCCATGAGCGCGTCGAGAGCCTTCTGAGTGGCCTCGCTGGCGCCCTCAGCGGCGAGGAGCTTGGGAGGCTCGGCGAAGAGTAGCTCCGAGGACGTGCGGGCGATGTCCCCGGCGAGGGGGACGTGGAGCTTGTCGCGCTTCTCGCCCTCGGGGACGGGGTTGCCCCAGAACCAGCGGGCGACCTTCCCGACGAACCCGCCGCGGTACTGGGAGGGCCTGTCGACGGCTTCCCGGTAGCCACGGCCGGTGTAGCTGGCTTCGAGGCGGTCGGGGTCGCTGGAGTACCAGGCGTCCCAGTCGGCCAGAGCGGCCTGCACGCACGGGTCGGTGGGCGGCCAGGCGATGTCGTTCTGCGGCAGTGGCATCAGGCCACCTCCTCGATCCTGTAGCGCCACAAGGACTCGGTGGTCTGGAGCGCGTACCGCAGGGCGTCCACGCCGTGGTCGTTGAGCTTGAGGGGCTTGTCCTCGCCCAGGAGGGCGGCCTTGGGGTCCCAGACGTAGCCCTGGATCTCCTTGATCAGCTCGGTGCACGAGCGGTGGATCAGGAGCCGCCCCGTGGCCAGCAGTGAGCTGACGGTGCGGATGCCGTCGAGGACGCTGTTGTCGGCCGGATACGGCGTGAGCCGGTCTCGGTGGAGCTGCTGGATGAAGCTCGCGGCGCTGGGGTCCACCACCACGTACTGGGGGTGCACACCGGTCGTCAGGGCTCCCGGCGGCCTCAGCGTCGAGAGCCACCCTCGGATCTGCTCGGAGTACTCGGTGTCCGTGAGCTGGTGCATCGAGGCCCGGCCGTCGTACCGCCACTCGCTCGTGACGTAGAGCCGGCCGTCTGTCCCGAGACCCACGAGGACCGCGTGCAGGGGATTCGAAGTGCCGTAGTCGACCCCCAGCGCGATCCAGCGCTCGATCGTCGGGACGATGTCCACCACGTGGCGGTCTTCGTCGAACATGCTGTAGATCGCGCCCTCGGCCACGCACCACTCGCCGAGGATGAAACGCCGGAAGAACAAGCCGCTGAAGCTGGCCTTGGTGTGCTCGACGTATTCGTGGTCCAGGTGGACGTTGTCGTCCAGGACGAACGAGAAGACCTTCATCGACGCCCGGCGGATCGAGTTGTCGATGAACTGGGCCTTGAGCCAGTGCGCCGGGCTGTCGGGGTTGGTCGATGCGTAGATCCTCGCCCCGGGAGCCCGCATACGCGTCAGGAGCATGTCCCAGAACGGCTCGGGAAGCAGCGTCGCCTCGTCCACGTACGCACCGGCGCACGTCATGCCCCGGATCTTGTTCTCGGCCTTGATGTCGTTCGCACCGATCACGTGGACCAGACGTCCGAAGATCCGGCACGTCGGTGCTCCCGGCGTGTAGTCGACCTGATCCGCCAACTCCCCGAAGATCTCGGGGTTCATCATCGGCTGGAGGACGTTGCGGTACACCGCGTCCCGGGTCTTGCCGATCATGGCCAGCTCGCCCGCCGTGGACGCGCTCGGGACGAAGAGCAACCAGGCCCACGCCGAGGCGATGGTCTTGCCGGAGGAGACCGCGCCCTCCCAGAGGTTGATCCTCCGGTTGGCCGCCGCGATGCTGCGGATCTGCTTGGGGGAGAAGTGCTCCAAAAGGAACTGAGTGCTACGAGCCGTACTCGTCGGCATCGTCGCCCCCAAGCTCCCGGGCAGCGGCCGTCATGGCCTCCCCGAGGGTCTTCAGCAGGCCCTTGGCGTTCTCCCGCCCCTCGTCCCCGGCGTCGGCCTGGTGGAGCTTCAGGACGGTGCTCATCGCGCTGGAGTGCGCGGTCGTGAAGTCCTTGAACTCGCGGGCAGGCGGACGCCTGACGGTGCGGGTGACGATGTTGCCGAGGTGGTCGAAGCCCGTCAGCTCGTACCGGCTCAGAGCCCGCTCCCGGGCCTCCTGGGCTAGTTCCAGAGCGCCTTCGATCTCCCGCTGCCGCAGGGCCGTCAGGTCGGCCTGACGGGCGTCAGTGGCGGCCCTGGTGGCCTCGCGGTCAAAGGACAGTCCCAGGCGCTGGGCGTGGTTTGTGATGGTGCCGACGGACCACTCCATCTGACGGGCGATCTCGTTGCGGCTGACGCCGTCAGCGTGGAGCTGACGGAGGGTGCCCTCGTCCTCGCGGGAGAAGGTGCGGGCCACGGCCGGCTCACCCCCTCACGTGCGTGTGGTGACGGGTGACCGGTCAGGATCTGACGGTGCCACGGTGGTGTCGTCTGTGCCATCTTGAAGTGGTGGCCTTGGACTTGAACGTCGACGACGTCGCTGCCGGAGCGTTGGTGGTGGCCGCCCTCGCCGTTGCTTTGCACGTGGCGTGGCAGGATTCCCTGAGTCAACGGAGCGTCGATTATGAGCGGGAGCGACTGCAACGCGAGGTGCTCGGGCCTGCGGCCGCCCAGGCACAGCCGAATGGCACCGGAGACTCCGAAGGAACCCCGGAAACCCGGTTCGCCAAGCTCTTGATCGAGTACTACGCCTACGGACTCACGCAGGCTCGCCGGAGTTTCAGCGTCAGTCTGTCCTGCTCGATCCTGGGCGGCTTGGTCTTGATCTCCGGGGTCGGCATGGCGATCTTCAAGGCTGAGAGCACTGGGGATCAGTACGCCTCCGTCACGGCGAGCGTGGCGGGTCTGGTGATGACGGTCATTGGCACCTTGTTCCACCGGCGTGCCGACCTGGCACTGAAGCACATGGAGTCGCAGACCCAGTCGCTCCGGCAGGACATGAAGGTCGAGCGGGACGCCGGTCAGGCGATCAAGCTCCTGGAGGACGTTGACGATCCGGCGCTCAAGGCCCGTCTCCAGGCGGCGTTGATCCTCAAGTTCTCCGCTGCCAAGCTCCCCGAACTGAACGGTGTCCTGAAGTCGACCGAGCCCCTTCCAGAGCCCAGCGTCAACGGAGCGGTTCCACATCAGCAGGCGGAGGGCGCGAGTTCCTGACGGGTTCAAGCCGCAGGGGTCAGTACGCGCTTGGCCTTGGCCCGGGTGGCCATCTCCGCCTTGGCGATGTCGAGATGGCGGAAGAGCTTCCGGCCCCGGTGGTCGAGCCCGGTGACCTTCAGGTGGCCCCGGCGGACCCAGGAGTAGATGGTCTGGACGTCCACGCCCACGAAGAGCGCGGCCTCCTTGACCGTCAGCCAGGTCTCGTCCTCCATGACGGCCTCCCCGAAATACGAAAAGGCCCCGTCATCCTGGGGGAGTCGGGGCCTGCACGCGGACACAGTGGTCCTGCTGATCGCGATTATGCGGTGATCTGTTTCAAATTGCAAGCATGTTGCTGACGGGCGGATCGTGTCCCTCGTCGTGGTGTACAGGATCAGCGACTGGGAGTGCGCGGGCGTCTGCCCGGGGCGCACTTCCACGGGTGAGTTCCGCTCCCTGAACACGAGGCGGGCCATCGCGTAACTCTCCTTGGTGAACGGCCAGTTCAACCACGAGGAGTGCACGATGGCCCTGTCCCAGTCTGAACTGATACGGCTCCTTGAGTCACTACGCTCGACCGACGGAATCGAGCTCATCCGCGCCATTGCCGAGCGGATGGTGCAGGAGCTGATCGAGGCCGAAGCGAGTGCCCACATCGGCGCGGAGTGGAACGAGCACACGCCGACGCGGACCACCGTCCGCAACGGGCACCGGGAGAAGGTGCTGACCACGCTGGCCGGCGACCTGGACCTGGAGATCCCCAAAGTCCGCACCGGCAGCTTCTTCCCGTCGCTGCTGGAACGCCGGCGCCGTATCGACCAGGCCCTCTACGCCGTCATCATGGAGGCATACGTGCACGGCGTCTCCACCCGCAGTGTCGATGACCTGGTCAAAGCCCTGGGCGGGGACAGTGGGATCTCCAAGTCGGAGGTCTCGCGGATCTGCGCGGCGCTGGACGAGCCGTTGACCGCGTTCCGCACCCGCCCGCTGGATCATGTCCGATTTCCCTACGTCTATCTGGACGCGACCTACTGCAAAGCGCGGGTGAATCACCAGATCGTCTCGCGGGCCGTCGTGGTCGCCACCGGCATCACCGAGGACGGCAACCGCGAGGTGCTGGGGCTGATGGTCGGCGACAGTGAGAGCGAGGCGTTCTGGAAGGAGTTCCTGCGCTCCCTGCGTGGACGTGGCCTGTCCGGGGTCCGTCTGGTCGTCACCGACCAGCACGCCGGGCTGGTCGCCGCGGTCCGCAAGGTCATGCTCGGTGCCACCTGGCAGCGGTGCAGGGTTCATTTCCTGCGCAACGTCTTCAGCGTGATCGACCGGGACTCCGGCGAGATGGTCGCCGCGACGATCCGCACGATCTTCACCCAGCCCACCGCTGAGCTGGTGCGCACCCAGCTCGACACCGTCGCCGACATGCTTGGCGCCCAGTTCCCCAAGGTCAAAGCCATGTTGCTGGAGGCGAAGGAGGATCTGACCGCGTTCGCAGACTTTCCACCGCGGCACTGGAAAAAGATCCAGTCCACGAATCCGCTGGAGCGGATCAACCGGGAGATCAAGCGCCGGACCGACGTCGTCCAGGTCTTCCCGAACGACGACGCCCTGCTGCGGCTGGTCACCGCCGTGCTCTTCGAACTGCACGACGAATGGATCGCCTTCCCCCGCCGCTACCTCCCCGAAGGCAGCATGGACGAGCTCTACCGTGAACTCCCCGAAAGCGCCCCCGCACTACCCAACACCCCGAACAAGCCCGCCAGTTGATCGCTTACACCACGACGAGGGACGCCATCGACGGGCGTCATGACGAGTCTTCCGCGTCCTCTGCCGAGGACTGCGGGGGGTGAGGCAGACCAAGGAACTCGCGGAGTTCGTGGGCCCGTTCGACGCCGTCTTCGGACAGCCCTGACGGCCCTGCCGCTTCGTGGTTGAGCTGCTCCAGCTCGTGCTCGGCATCCGTCTTTCGCTTCTGATCGATCGCCTTCGTGATGACGTCGTTCATGTCCCGCCCTTCCGGCACTTTCGAGCCTCGAACGAAAAGACCCAGGTACTCCAAGGTCTCGGACAGGAGAAGGCTGATCTCCAGCTTGTACTCCGGCCACACGGGGAACCCGTGCCAGGTCTTGATCATGCCGAGCAGAGACAACGCCTTGGTGCGCGTGGCCTGGTACTTGTCCGGCAGCAGCATGATCGCGCTCTTGGCCGTGGTCACCAGCGTCTCGCGTTCGCGGTTCCACGCGGCCCGCGACTGCTCCGTACCGATACCCACGAATGTCTGAGCTTCCAGATGGACCTTGAGCTGGGTCAGCGTGTCGAACGCACGCTGAGCGTTCGCCTGGGCCTGGGCCAAGGCCGCCGCCTTGTTGCTTACTGATGACTGCCACCACGCGCCCAGGAGGCTGAACACCCCACCAGCAACGGCGCCTAGCAGCGCGGCGCCGAACTCCATCGACCAGAGCTTGTCCAAGAAATCATGCACGACGATCATCATGCCGACGGGACCAGTCCCGTGGGGCTGATCCCGTCAAGTCCTCGTTCGTCGGCCCGGCTCCGCTGACTGAGCGAAGGCACGTCCTATCCGAACGGGTTGCCGCCCTGCGCCTGGACTCCGGCGGTGACTGCCGCCAGATACGCCGCGTACGTCTCCCGCTGGTTCCATGTGAAGAGGACAGTTCGCGAGTTGTTCGCGATGGCCTTCTGTGCCTCGGCGGTCGCGATCCGGAGTTGTCCGCGATCCTGCTCGGTGGCGAGCTGTACGTACCCGTTCACGAGGCGGGTGGGCTCCTTGGACTGCACCTTGATGACGTCACCGAGAGGGATCACAGAGTCCCTGGCGCCGGTCACCTTCCCCATGAGCTTGCGCTTGATCTCGGCACGATCCGCATAGAGCGTCACCGTCGCGACGTAGCCCTTGAAGACCTGGGGTTCGGGCTGGGGTGCAGGCGCACCCTTGGAGAAGTCGTATGCCATTAGATCAGTTTGCCGCTTTCTCGCGCCGACGGAACCAGTCCCGTGGGAGCGGTCCCGGCAAGTCCTCGGCGGCCGGCTCAGGTTTGGAACCAGCTACCTACGGGCGTCATGACGCATCGCCGAGAGCCGCTGCAAGCACCGTCATCTGCTCGATGAAGAGTTCGCTTCTCTCCGGTACTGGCTCGTCCCGCATGAAGGCGGACAGGACGTCCATGCCCTCCTGTGTCGCCCCAAGGAGCCACGAGTTGCGTACTCTCTCCACCGGCTGGCCTTCTGGCGCTGCTGCCGCCGTGAATCCGATGACCACTTGCAGGACCTCGTCTAGTCGTTCCCGCACTTCCCCAGCCCTGCTGATCAGCATGACCTGAGACCTGGCCACGTGCGCATGACTGGCGATCTTGTCGATGACCTGGGCTTTATGGGTCACCCCGTCCGGGTTCGGATGGTCACGCACATACGCGAATACGGCCTGCTGCATCTGAACGAACGCGTCCAGAGCCGTCTCACCTGCCTGTCTGGAGTAGCTCTCTCGCCGTTCCTCCCGGGCCGTTTTGGCCTGGTGGCGCTGTTGAAACCATCCGCCAAGGAGGGCGCCCGCAGCACCAACTGAGGCCCCGATCAAACCGATCCATCCCGCTGTCACTTCTGCGTCCACGGGGAGATCCTGCCTGGCGGGGCCTCTCGCTGGGAGGGGTTAGTGCCCGGGGAAGTCCTCCAGGAAGTCGTCCGAGTACTTCAGCAGGTACCGGTGCGCGATCTCGGGGTTGTCGTACGTCCGGGCCAACTCCCAGATTCGTGCCCCGTAGCGGGCCATGAAGCCCACGTACTGCTCGAAGGGCAGGAGCTGGGCCTCGGTCAGCTCCCGCTCGATCGCGGCCTCGGCGAGGGCGTACCGGTCGTCGTCCTCGCTCACTTCTTGGCGCCCTTCTCCGGCGGGTAGTAGCCCCCGCGCTCGGGGTCGTACACCGTCTCGTGCCGCTCGTCCGGCGTCCAGTCGGCGGGCTTCCACTGCTCCTGCCGGTCCGAGGCGGGGATGCCCCGGGTGGTCTCTGCCATGATCTGTGGTCCTGTCTCTGTGATGGGGATGGGAAACCGGGGCGGTCGGGATGCTTGGCGGCTGTCGGCCGCCCCGGGGCTCTGCTCAGGCGCAGGGATTCGCCTTGATCTCGTCCACGAGGGCCCGGAGGTCCTCGGGGCTCACGCCTCCGGCCTCGGCGGCCTGGGTGGCGGAGACGACGATCGAGTGGGCGTAGTCGGTCGCCCCGTCCTCCATCGCCTGTCGGTACTGCGCTGCGTAGTCCATGGGGTCCTCAGTTCTCGGCCGTCTTGGTGACGGTCACGTGGGTTCGGTTGGGCTGCTGGGGGTCGGGCGTGAAGGTGCCTGTGGCCCCTCCCCCGAGGTCCCGGACGTACGGCGTAGTAGCTGTAGCCGTAGCCGGGTTGACCTGCTGCTCTACGCCTCCGGGAGAGGGGCTCTGAGGGGCGGGGGAGGGGCTCCCGGGGATGTCCTGGCGGTGGACCCCCACGGCGACCCCCAGGCCCGGCACACGGACGCTGTGGCGCATGGGGATCCCCGCGGCCTCCAGGAGCTTGCGGACGTCCTTGACGCTCCAGGTCCTCCCGGTCTCCTTGGTGAGCTGCTGGGCGACCTGGGCGAGGTGCACGCCCTTGCGGTCCCCGACCAGCTCCCAGAGCAGGTCCGCGAGGTCGTCGGGGTGGAGAGCGGGCTCCTTGCCCTCGGACTTTTCCTGAGCCGGCCGTGCTGCCCGCCAGGCGGTGACGCACCACAAAACGGCGAAGCCCCACATCGACGCCGTGGAGGCCCTGAAGACGCTCCAGACGATGGCCACCGGGATGACCAGGAAGACCAGCCGGATCACGAAGTCCGAGACCTTCTCGCCCGCCTTCAGCCACTCCGCGATGCCCCGGTACGCATTGGTCACCACGGCCGAACTTCCCACCGCGAGACGCTCGATCACCTTCCGGAACCTGGTCACAGGACCACGCCCGTGATCTTGTCGCCGACGGTGTTCGTGATCGTCACGAGGGCCACCGAGGCCATGCCGGAGAACCCGGCGGACAGACCGAGCATGACGCCTGCGATGATGCCCGCCGCGATCTTGCCCTTGAGGAGCTTGGCGCCGGACTTCCACAGGGCCACGAGGATCACGAAGTAGATCACCAGCAGCGCGCATCCGCCGGGCGTCAGGGCCTTCAGGCCGGACCGGGTGACTTCCGGGGTGGCGGTACCCGTCGCGGCCGTCAGGGACCAGTTGCCGATCAGGGATCCGGTGTCGAGCAGGAAGGTCGCCGCCGTGCCGATTAGGCCCCCGGAGGCGGTGATCGCGATCATGCCGAGGGACATCGAGCTGAGGAGCGGGATCAGGACCTTCGGGTCCCTGCCGCCTCCGCTGGGACCTCCGGGTCCCGGGCCCTTGCCGCCTCCACCGGTCCGCCACCAGCGGGTCACGTGGAACGCCAAGATCGACAAGCCGATCGTCACGGCGCCGAGGGAGACCGTCGCGGTCGTGACGCTGTTCATGACGCGCTCCCGGTCATCAGGTGGACGAGGGCACGGAAGACGGGCAGGGCCTCCAGGACGCCAAGGGCGGCGGTCCAGACGAAGACCCGCGTCACGAAGCGCTGACGGGCGTGGTCGAAGAGGAGAGCCGTTCCCAAGGCGGCGCAGGCCATGAACCAAGCCCCTGCGAGGCCCTGCTCCTGGTGGACGCTCCGCAGGGCAGCGGCCCACCAGGGGGCTGTCACGAGGGAGACGGCGATGGCCTTGGTGTTCCGGCCGAACTGGAGCCAGGAGAAGTCCCAGCGGGACTCCTTGGCGGTCTCAGGGGTGATGTGGATGTGGATCTCGGGCTCGGTCGGCACCGCGTAGTACGGCGGATAGTCCGGCCGAGGAGGTATGTCGGTCATGCCGCCCTCCGGGCAGGTGGGCGCGCGTGCTCAAGCCGACAGGCGAGCACCGCGCGCCGTGGGGTGTGGTTCAGGCCGCGATGGCGTCAGGGAGCGTGCGGAGGTGGGGCTCGGCCACCTCGACCCGGATCCGGGCCTCTCGGCAAGTGCCGTCAGAGTTCGGGAGGCTGGCTTCGCCGAGCGCCGTGCGGATGTGACGCGTGGCGGGACGGCGGTTGCCGAGGGAGTCGTAGAGGCCCCGGACGATCAGGTCGATCTGCTGCCGCTGGGTCAGCGGCCCTGTGGGCTCCTCCGGCTCCTTGACGGGCTCCGGCTCCTCCGTCACCTCGTGCTCGTCCTCGGGCTCCTCGGCAGCCTCTGTAGCCTCCTCGGGGTCCTCCTGCTTCGCGGCCTCCACCGGGGGCGTCACGGGCAGGACTGACGGCACTGGCGGAGCCGTCAGGACGCTCTGACGCGAGGAGAGGAACTCGTGGACCTGGCGCATGAGGACGCCGAAGGCGAGCAGGGCGGCGATGGGCGGGACGGCGGCCGTCACGTAGTCCAGCGCGTCGTCACTGACACCCACGCTGGCGATGTTCAGGACGATCGAGCCCAGTGAGCCGGCCGCCGTGAGGGTGATGGCCCACGGGTCGACGCGACGCATCAACGAGGCCCGGAGGATGAGCAGTTCGCCGATCGCAATGAAGGTGTCGATCGTCGCGGGCCAGGCCCAGGCGCGCTCGCCCCTCAGGCGGTGGTCGGTCGCGAGGTCGTGGAGCGCCTCGAACGAGAGCCAGAAGCTCACGGCGGTCAGGGCCGTGGTCAGGACGGCGGCCATGATGGCCAGCCAGACCTGGGCGTCCGGGCGGCTGGAAAGGGGCATCTGCCCTGCCCGTCCTGAAGACGGCAGGGTAAGTTCTGCGTTGGGCATGGGGAGGTCAGCTCTCCTCGTGCTCGGGGGCCCCGGTTCGGATGTAGGAGTCAGCTCCGGGGCCCCACTGGCGTTCTTCGGTTGTGGGAACACAGTAGCGTCAAGGACCGTCAGTGGCCGAGGACTTGACGGCCTCATGGGCTCCGTGTGCCTGACCTCTCACCAGAGAGCTGTAGTCGCGCTGGTCGAGCTTCACGGCCGGGCAGTGCATGCACTCGGCGGCCCAGGAGCTGGGCGTGTACCTCACCAGCGAGAGCATCTCGCAGCTCGGGCACCTCACCCCTCGCAGGAGCAGCCTGACGGGCTCCGTCATCGTGATCCGGCGGCAGGTCCTGACGAGGTCCTCGATCTCCTCGGCCAGCTCCTTGACGAACGGCTGGTTGGCGATCCACGTCAGGTTGGCCATCAGCCGCGTCACCATCGGCGCGAACTCCCGGCTGACGGGCGTCAGTCCGCGCTTCTCGGTCACCACCTCGGTCCAGCCCCAGAGCACCGTCAAGAACGGTGTCTCGCCCGCCTGGTCCTGGCCGTCAGAGACGGCGTCAGGGCTCGCGGGGCCCAAGAGGTTCAGCACCCTCTCGTCGCCCGGGAGAGGGGCGTGCAAGCGCGCTGAGGAGCGTCCGTCTCCCCCGCCCGTCACGAGCCGGTGACGGCTGTCCTGGAGGGCGAGCCACTGGAGCGGGAGCGCATGGAGGAGCCCGCGGATCCTGTTCCGGCAGGGGTCGCAGGTGAGCAGCTCGCTGGGGTTCGAGCAGATGAGGCACGTCGATTCGGTCATGGGTGCACCTCCAGAACGGTCAGACGGAGCAGGGCGGCGTACTCGCCCCTGGTGGTCCCCTCGGGGATCGCGGGGACCTGCTTGAGGACGGCCGGCTCACCGACCGTCAGCCCAAGGAGCGCCCCTAGGGTCATCTCCTCCTCGGGCTGCTTGCTCAGGGCGTCGGCAAGGGCCGTCAGGCCGGGCACGAGGCGGGCTCCAGGTCCTCGCCAGTGACCGTCTCCACCACGGCGCTCATGAGGACCTCGGCGGCCGGGGGCGTCACGGCGTTGCCCAAGAGCCGCGTCCCCTCGCGCTTGTTGCCGAGGATCTGGTGATCGGGGTCGAAGCTCATGGCCCGCGCGATCTCCGGGACCTGGAGCATGCGGAGCGTGCAGTCCTCAACCCGGGCCTCCTGCTCCAGCAGCGCGAACCGGTCCACCGTTGTCAGCGTCCCGAGCGGGCGGTCGACGGGCCTGGCCCGGGAGGCGCCGTAATACGGGATCACCAGCGGCGGGGCCACGAGGGCGTGGTGGAACCCTCCGGCCGTGATCGTGGCCAACGGATCCGCGAGGGAGCGGTGCTTGCTGTTGCCGCCCCTCAGCTCCGCCACGAACGCCGGGGTGAACAGCACCGCACTCTCCCTCCTCGTGGTCTGGGTCCTGCCGGGCTCGTCCAGGGGCTTGGCGAGCTTGCCCTCCCTGCCCTCGGTCGGGACCATCAGCGGTCGGGAGTAGCGCTGGAGGCCGTCCTCGATCCGCTTCAGAGTCTTCTCCGCCAGGGGCTTGGCCCTGTCGCCGATGCGCTGACCGAGGTTGCGCCAGTCGACGGCCTCGGCCGCCGGGAGGGCCCACGGCTCCACGGGGAGCGCGCAGCCGGGCTCCGGGCAGAGGTACAGGTACTGCGCCCGGTAGCGGCCCCAGGGCTCCGCATTGCGCTTCTTGAAGAACTGCCGGGCCCTGACGGTGCCGTGCCGGTCGCACGTGGCGAAGGGACGGGTCCACTTCTCAACGTTGATCTTTCGGCGGAGACTCTTGAGGACGTAGAGGAAGTACACGCGGTCCCGGCTCTGCGGGCTCCACAGGGACCGATGGGCGTGCGCGTGGGCCGAGTTGAGGTACACGGGGACCACGTCGTACCCGAGGGCGTCCATGGCCTTCCTCCACGCCGGGAAGAGGATCCAGCGGACGACGTCCACGACGTTCTCGGTGACGCCTCCGAGGACCGGACGGCCCCGGATGATCATCGCCTCCAGGTACCGGGGGATGTCCCACATCGTCGCTCTGCTCCGGGCTCCGGCCTCGGTCGGCAGGGTGTTGCCCTCGGCGTCCGGGATCCGGTCCTCGTGGGCCTGCTTGCGGCCCTGGGCGATGCTGTGGTTCGTGCACTCGGGCGAGCCCCACAGGAGGTCCACCCGGGGGTACGTCCTGAAGTCGGCCTGGGACAAGTCGGCACAGCGGTGCTCGCAGCCCGGGAAGTGAAGCTCGTGGGTGCGGACGGCGAGGTCCCAGTGGTTCGCGGCGATACGCAGAACGACCCCGGGGATCTTGAGCATCCCCGAGGACGATCCGCCACCACCGGCGAAGAAGTCGGCAGCGGTCAGGCTCACTTGGTGGCCCTCCGCAGGTCGCGGATGACCTGGACGATGAGGCCGATCACGGTCAGGGCGGCGACGACGTGGAGGAGCAGGAGGGTGTGGTTCATGCTCATCGTTCAGCCCTGCGCCTTCACGAACAGCGCCGTGACATCCGAGTAGTGGTACAGGTCGTCGACCATGAAGCCGCCGACGGTCGGGTCCAGTTGCTCGATCTCCACCGGCGGGATCTTCGGCTCCTGGATCGGGACCTCGTCGAGGTCGAGACCCAGCAGGGTGCTGGCCTGAGTCGGGGTCAGCAGGGGCTCGCCGCACAGGCCGTACCCGTGGTCGGCGTGGCAGGTCCAGTGCTCCCACACGGTCGCGGTGCCGAGCTTCAGGGTGCGTCCGTCTCCGTGGGCGACCCGCATGACGCGGTGCTCCCACCAGGCGTCGTACGAGATCTCTTCGAGCCGGGTCTGGATCAGGTGGTCGAGGGTGATGGTGCTCACTTGCCACCCCCGATGGACTCGGCCGGCTCGCGGAGCCACAGGCCGTGGCGGTCCCTGCGCACGACACCGGTCCGCAGCAGCTCGTTGAGGGAGTTCGTCACCGTGCGGCGGTTCAGGCCCGTGGTGTTCGAGACCTCCACTGCGGTCTGCGGCTGGGGGCAGAGGATCATGTGGGCCCCGATCAGACGGCAGGTCACCCGGAGGTCCTTGTCGTGGATCACGTCCAGCAGCTCGCTACTCACGCCGCCACCTCCAGGACCTTGCGGGAGCCCACGAACTTGGCGGCCCTCAGGCCGCTCTGGCAGGCCCGGCAGTAGCGACGGGTCCTCCCGGCCGGGTCGGTGTACTCGAAGCCGTGCTCCGCGTACGAGTGGCTGGAGGGGCAGTGCGTCTTGCGGCGCTCGTGAGCACCCGCCCGGCCCGCACGGAGGTTCTCGGACTGGCTCTGGAGGGCCAGGTGCTCCGGGTTCACGCACCGGCGGTGCAGGCACTGGGGGCCGCCCCCACAGGTCTCGTCCCGGTCGTGGCAGAGGTGCCCGAGATGGACATTCTCCCAGCCCTTGGGGCCGAAGACGTACGCCGGGGGGCTGCCGAACTCCACTGCCCACAGCACCACGTGGGCTCCGACCGTCTGGCCGCCGAGAGAGAAGCGGCCGTACCCGTTGCGGTCGGTCGCGCTGGTCCAGGTCCAGCAGTCGGTGGACGCCGTCTCGGAGTTGAGGTCCTGGTGAACCTTCTGGGTCCAGCGGTGGATGGGCTCGTCGCCCTCGCCGGAGATCAGTGCGTCGTACCAGCGACGCTCGGGGATCAGGACGGGCTGTATCGCTCCGTCGACCCTCGCGGTGGAGGGGGTGTATCGGGTGAGGTCGACTTCCTGCGCCATTGCGCGCTCCTCGGGGTGGAAAGCCCTGGTGGATTGGGGTCTTCCTCCTGAGGAGTCGTGTCGAATTTAGCACACGAATGGCATTGGATTCAACACGTGTGTGTACTCGCTAACGTCCCCGATTTTAAAATCGGACTACTCCAGGAATTGTTGGAGTAGTTTCTCTCCAGGAATTCTTGGGGCGAGATCTGGCCGTGTGCATTTGGTTCGCGAGGGCTTATGCTGTGCCCGTACATGCGAAAGGCCCGGACGGGCATCCGGGCCTCGCGTGACTCCCCAACCTTCGTCAGTGCAGCGGGAGCCGTAAAAATGTCGGTTCAGATTAGCAACTTTCCCATCCTGGGTCGAATGGATCTCCAGGAATCCCCCGAGCGTGACTCCTCGTCGCGCACCGTCTCCGGCGTCCACCTCAACGAGATCCGTCAGCGCCTCCTGGTCGAGCCCAAGTCGCTCCCGGAGGCGTACGTCGCCTGGGCCCTGGAGACCCACTCCTTCCTGTCCGGAACTCGGGGGATCGCCCGGTGGACCCACGCCCACAAGGAGACCGTCCAGGAGATGGCGGCCAAGGAGGGCGGCGTCTCCGAGCACCAGTACCTCTACACGGCCCGACGCGGCACCTCCTCGGTTTCCGAGACCGAGCGGGAGGACATGGTGCTCCGGTTCAACTCCCTGACCGGGCGCTCCTGGTCTCCTCTGGGGTCTGCCGGATACCGGTCGTTTGCCGCCCAGTACCTCTCTGACTTCTCTATCCCTTCGGGCTCTTGGACCCTCTCTCTCCTGAACGAGGAAGACCCTCAGAGGGGTAATGGGCGGGAGGCGACCGGTATCGCGGAGGGGCTGGAGGAAGCCCTGGTCCTGGTCCACGAGGAGTTCGAGAAGCTGACGGAGTGGGGAGCCCCGAGGTCCTCCTCCTGGACCCTCCTGACGATCCTGGACACCGCCAACGACCTGTGGGCGGAGGAGAACCTCGGCAAGCACGCCTGGCGCTTGGCCGCCCTCTTCGGGGTTCGGAACATCGCGGTGACCCAGGCCGACCTGATGGCTCTCACGGGACTGGCGGAGCGTCCCGTCCGGCGGCTCCTGGACCGCTGGAAGGCGAACCCCCTGGGCCTGGTGATCGAGGAGAAGGTGAGCCGCTCGAAGTGCTACGTGCTGGCCTTCCGCTCCGTGCTCCACCCGGACGGCTCGATGTACTGCGGGCACTTGGGCGACAAGACCAAGCTGTACGCGGCTATGGCCCGAGACCAGAAGGAGCGCGCCACGGCAGCCCGCAGGGGTACCCCCGAGGGCGCCATCGCCTGGCGGGCCGCCAACCCCCGTACGCGCCAGGCGTTCCTGGACGGCCTCCCCGAGGACGCGGACCCGGTCTGGCGAGAGCTGGTCGAGCGCGGGGACGAGATGGAGATGTACGACCACCTCGTGGCCCAGGCCAAGGAGGCGGGCCCGGTCCCGAGCACGGTGGAGACCTGCATGGTCCTCCCCACCATGCAGGTGCGGCCGGCTCAGGAGTCCTTGGAGGCCGCGGTGGCCAACTCGGAGAAGCTCGCCGCCGTGAGGGCGCGGGTTCTCGCCACCTGAAGTAGGTGCGCATCAGGTGCTCACTTTGCTTGTCTCAAGTGAGCATTTGGTGTTTACTTAGGTCCATGAGCAGTGAAACCCTGATGATCGAGGGCGTATCCTCGACCGCCGTCCACGAGGCGGCGCATGTCGTGGCCCACGTACTAGAGGGCTACGGCGTCTTCAGGTACGTGACGCTCCGCCCTCGTGACCCGTCGGCGGCGGCCCACGTCTACGGGATGAAGCGGGTGCAGCCGGAGGCCACCATCGCGGGCCCTCTCGCTGAGCTCATGTACACGGGTGCTGCGGAGCGGCTGCCGGTTGAGGAGCTGTGGGCGCACATGCACGTTCACGGAGGCTGCTCGGACCTGGAGCACTTCGAGCGCCACGTCGTCGAGGGCGAGGAGGAGTCCTTCCGAGACGAGTATGGCGCCTGGATCGTTGGTGAGGCCATCGCCCTGATCGAGCGGCACTGGGACACGATCATTACTCTCGCCGCCCTGCTGGAGCGGCACCGGACCCTGACCTCCCGCCAGGTGCGCATCGTCCTGGCGGAGCTGAGCAAGGAAGCAGCCTGA